GACTTCCGGAAGCGGAACGATATGGAGGATTCAGAGTATGAGGTGGCCAAGCTCGTGGATATCTTCGGCCATGCGTTTATCTACCTCTACCAGGACGAAGCAGCAGACACTCGGATGACCTATGACACGCCAATAAACATGATTCTGGTCCATGATGACAGCATCCAAGAGCGACCTTACTTCGCTATCCGATACTCACACGATGAGAAAACCAATTTCTCAAGTGGCGAGGTCATCACAGAGGATGAGATTATTCCGTTGGCTAAGAATCTAGCGACAAATGATGTCCGATTCTTAGAGCCTACGCCTCACCACTTCGCTGGCTTACCTATTATTGAGGTCATCGAGAATGACGAGCGTCAAGGCTTATTCGATGCTGTCAAGACACTCATCCATGGCTTGAATAAAGCTGTGAGTGAGAAAGCCAACGACGTTGACTATTTTGCCGATGCTTACCTCAAGATTATCGGCGTGGAGTTAGACGATGAGGTCACCAAATCAATCCGAGATGCTCGTATTCTCAACCTCTACGGAGAGCAAGGCGTGACGGTTGATGCAGGATTCCTAGACAAGCCAAACGCCGACACAACGCAAGAGAACCTCATCAAGCTGTTGGTCGATTCCATCTTTACCATCTCGATGGTGGCCAACCTGTCCGATGAAAACTTCGGTCAATCAAGTGGTACTGCCTTAGCATTCAAGCTTCAGCCGATGTCAAACATGGCACTGGCAAAGGACCGCAAGATTCAATCGGCATTCAGTCGGATGTATCAGCAGGTCTTTAGCATTCCGCTCTCTGGTATTCCGGAGGATGCCTGGAAGGAAATCAAGTATCAATTTACTCGCAATATGCCTCGTAACCTCAAGGAAGAGGCAGAGGTTGCTAAGTTACTGGATGGCCAAGTCTCCGATGAGACGAAGCTCTCGACGTTGTCTATCGTTGATAACGCCAAGGACGAGCTAGAGAAGGTCAATAAGGAGAAAGAGTCTGGCAGCCAATTAGAACGCCAGATTGAAGCCAATGCACGACGCACAGATGCTGACCTGTTGGGAGACAACGGAGTGATTGCAGATGGCGGACAATAGTTACTGGAGCAAGCGTCTCAAACAAGAAATGCTGGCCAAGCAAGCGAGCGAGGCAGATGTCGACAAAGCGATGTCTGCCTTGTATCGCGTTCATCAGACCAACATCGAGAAAGAGATACAAGCCTTCTATCAAAAGTATGCTGATGACGAAGGCGTGTCTATTTCAGAGGCTAAGAAACGAGCCGATAAGGTCGATGTACAGGCTTTTGCTGACAAGGCCAAGCGATATGTCGAGGAGAAGGATTTCAGCCCACGAGCTAACGCAGAGCTCAAACTCTACAACCTCAAAATGAGGGTCAGTCGAGCAGAGTTATTGCAATACAATATGGACCTGGAGCTGTTAGCTCTGGGTGAAGGCGAACGTCAACTGACCGAGAAATTCCTCAAGGCTGGATTTGCCGATGAGGTCAAATCTCAGTCTGGTATTCTAGGCGAGTACATCAAGAATCCTAAGACCGTCGAGCGGTCCATGGAGGCGGTGCTAAATGTGCCATTCGAAGGTGTAACTTGGTCTGAGCGAATCTGGGAGCGACAGCAAGCCCTGCGTCAAGTAGTGGCTCGCACAGCTCACGAGACGCTCGTTAGAGGCCGGAATGCCATGGCTATGATACCAGAGCTCCGTCGTGAGTTTGGAGTCAGCAAATCATCTGCTAAGCGGTTGGCGGTCACAGAGGTGGCTCGTGTCCAATCTGAGGCTCAGAAAATCAGTATGATAGAGAATGGATTCGATGAGTACGAGTACATTGCAGAGCCAACAGCTTGCCCTATCTGCGCCAAATTAGATGGTAATATCTACAAGGTATCAGAGATGGAGCCTGGTAAGAATTGCGCTCCTATGCACCCTCATTGCCATTGCAGCACTGCTCCTCACATGGACCGAGGAAAAACATGGGACAAAATCGACAGAGTCTTAAATGATGAAGAGCCTAATCTTAATAAAGGATTCAACACATATGATGACCCGATTCGTGAGGTCATGGGTTCTGCGTTTGAAAGCCACCCTAAAGAAACCTTAGAGAAAATTGAAGAGCTCCAGAAAATGGGGGTAGATGTAATCTTCCATTCTGGAGAGGGAATGATGTATCAACCAGGTGCCTTAGGAAAGCCTGGTCAAGTTAAGGTTGATAGAGAAGCAAGCTATTCAGCTCTACTCCATGAATATGTCCACGCAGTGGACGATGAAGCATCCGGTTGGCAAGCTGCAAGGATGGTCTGGGACAACGACAAGGCGATAGAATTCGAAAAACGTGCTTATGATGCAGAACTTGAATTTTACCGCTTGAATAACGTCCCAGATGAGTATATAATTAGGTTAGAGAAGCTAAAGAAAAAAGAGTATGAACGCATCAGAAATAGGTGGTAATTATGGCAACTATTCAAAAATTAGGGATAATGCAAAGAATGCATTTTATTCGTGATGCTGTAAAAAATCTTGATTCTAGCAAAGAAACGACTGAGCATCTAAGGGAGTTACAGTCTGATACTGAATTTATACCTGTATATAAGGTTCCTATCGGCAAGTTGGCAACTGCCGCCTTATCAATCATTGGAATAGAAGAATACACAGGTGATGACCCAGATGTATTCAGATGGCGAGATATCTTGCTAAGCATTTAATATTCAAGCACTCGAAAGAGTGCTTTTTTTGTGCCTAAAAAACCGTCCGAATCATGCTCAAGACGTTAAACTGCGCAAGTATCAATCGTCAACAAAGACGTTAAAAAAGGAGGTTGTCCGAATGGATAACGAAAATGTAGAGCTAGAACAAGCTCAAGCAACACAAGAGCAACCGCAGAACGATAACGTCGACAATCAGCAAGCGGAGGCTCCTAAGTCATTCTCCCAGGAAGAAGTAGACAAGATTGTCACTGACCGGGTGAATCGGGCCCTTAAAAAGGCAGAAAAGGAAGCGAAAGCTAAGGCTGATGAAGCCGAGAAGCTCCGTTCCATGAATGCCGAACAAAAGGCCAAATACGAGGCAGAGAAGAAGGACGCAGAGATTGCTCGTCTGACAGCTCAACTCAACCGCCAAGGCATGGAGAAAGAGGCATCTAAGATGCTGGCAGAGTCCGGCATCACAGCTAATGACTCAATCCTAGCCTATGTGGTCCGAGATGACGCAGAACAGACGCAAGCAGCGGTCCAAGAATTCTCCGCTTTAGTCGATGCTGCATCCGAAGCAAAGGCTCGTACCATGCTAGCAGGTAAGACGCCTAAACGCGAAGAACACGCCAAGGACATCAGCATGGCAGATCTGGCAAATATGACGCCAGACCAAATCAATCAAAACTGGGATGCAATCAAATCATCCCTCTCAAATTAAGGAGGAAATCTAAATGGCAATTACTACTGGATATAAGAACTTTATCCCTACATTATGGAGCGCTCGCCTCTTGTCTCACTTAGACAACGCACTGGTTGCATTGCAACTCGTAAACCGCGACTACGAAGGTGAAATCACCGCTTTTGGTGACACCGTTAAGATTAACCAAATCGGCAACGTAACAATCAAGGATTACACTGGCAACGACATTGATGCTCCAGAAGAATTGGACAGCACTCAATTAGCATTGGTAATCGACCAAGCGAAGTACTTCAATTTCTCTGTTAAGGACATTGCGAAGGCTCAAGCGAATGTAAACTTGATGGATGCTGCGATGGCTCGTGCTGGTTATGGTATGGCATCAGTTGTCGACACTGATATTTTTTCAGAAATCGCAGCTCAAGCAGCGAACCGAGTAGGCACTACTGCTAAAGCAACTGAGGTGGATGTAGCCAATGCTTACGACTTAATCGTAGACTTAGGCGTGACCTTGGATGAGAAGAACGTACCGCGCGAAGGTCGCAAGCTCGTGTTACCTGCTTGGTACTTAGGCTTGTTATCTAAAGACCCACGTTTCACTCGTAACTTCGAAATCTTGGCTAACGGTGTAGTCGATGGCGCTATCGTTGGTGGCTTCCAACTCTTGATGTCTAACAACCTCAAGAAAGAAACTGGTGGAATTGTCCATTCTGTTGGTGGTACTACACAAGGTATGACATTTGCTAACCAAGTAGTTGAAACTGAGGCTTACCGTCCAGAGAAGAACTTCTCAGACGCTGTCAAAGGTCTTAACGTGTGGGGTCGTAAGGCAGTACAACCTAACTGCTTAGTTGACTTCATCATCAAGCCTAAAGCCTAGGCGGTGACTGACAATGCCTTACATCGACAAGACTAAGACGTTGTTGGGCATTCTCGATGACCAACAAGATAAAGTCCTATCTACAATCCAGGAGCTGACAGTGGCACAATTCCAGACGCTCACAGGAGCCATTATTGTGCCATCTGACCTTTCCTGGGTCATCGTTGAGGTAATGGTCAAACGATACAATCGGCTCGGCTCAGAGGGGCTATTAAGTCAATCTGCTGAGGGGTTATCAATGACCTTCGATAGCTCTGACTTTGAAGCCTACGCATCTATTCTGGCTAAGCGATTCAAGCCTGCCAGAAAGAGTGGGGTGAAATTTATATGAGATTCCGAAGCAGGATAACCTTCGTCAAAAAGACAGCCAAGCGAAAGTATAACCCCGACACAGGCCAACATGAAGGCGGAGAGAGCTCCGAAGTGTCACGTCCTTGTGTTCTATTGGATGCAGGTCTGGAGCTCTCACAGCGTCTTTTTGGGGGCTATGAAGAAGGGCGGAAGGTGGCCATGGTACAGCAACCATACACAGCAGACTTTGACCACGTCATGGTCGATGGTATCAAGTACCGAGTAAAGTCCATCACTCGCCAAGGTAGGTCATTCGTTCTGGAGCGTGATAGTATTGCACGTTAAAATCAACGGACTAGAGGACTTAATCAAGAAATTAGGTGAGATGAAGGCCAAGACGGCCGTCAAGCTCATCGTCAAGCAGAATGGCGCAGAGCTCCAAAGCAAGATGGAACGCAATGCGGTATTCGTCAAGGGCTACTCAACAGGCCAAACGAAGCGGAGTATTCCGGTAGGCGCAGGGTTCCGCGATGACGGAATGACAGCTTATGCTGGACCAACAACGGACTACGCGCCCTATTTGGAATATGGGACTCGATTCATGAGTGCCCAGCCATTCGTCAAGCCTGCCTGGGAAGTCCAGAAAGAGCAATTCAAATCTGATATGCGGAGGCTAGTAGGACGATGAAAAAATCAGTAGACCAGCAAGCGTTTGATGCCATCTATAAGGTGTCGGATGCGCTTGGCTATTCCACTCATGTGGAGCTACCGGATGCTAAAGAGCCTTATCCCTTCGTTGTATTGGGTGAGGTTCAAATCATCCCATTGGCAACACTGTCTGGGATGTTAGGGAGAGTGGTTGCGACCATCGATGTGTGGGGGACCAGCGACTCTCGACGAGAAGTGGCTAGCATGTGTCAATCACTGCTGGTCAATTCAAACTACCTGGCTATGCAGACAATAGATGCTAGCCTTGATGCAAACGCATCGAATTTCAGAATTCTTAGAGATGATAGCACCGAGTCAGTACTCTGGCATGGTGTGCTATCGCTCGAATTTAATTTGAGGAGGAAATAATCAATGGCAGAATTAACACCTATTCATGGTAAATCACGTTTCTTACTTTTCCGTCTATTAAAGGACGCAAAGACTAAAACAGCAGCTAAGTTGGCATTACAAACGGAGCACGAGTGGAGCTACGAGCGTGATGTCGAGCAAACAAAGACCAAAGATGGGTCCATCCCTAGCTCTGGTGCTTTGGAAGTAAAATTGGATATCAAAGCAATCGCTAGCTACGACGAGGTCAACAAGATGCTTGAGAAAGCTGTTACTGAGGACGAAATCTTGGAAGTTTGGGAAATCGACATCTCCAAGCCTAACTCTGACAAGACCAAGTATGCTGCTAAGTATGCTCGCGGTAAGTTGAGCTCTTGGACATTGCCTAACAACTTAGATTCTAACGTTGAAGTGTCAACTAGCTTCGTTGTTGAAGGGCGTCCAGTGGATGGTGAAGCTACCTTGACAGAAGAGCAAAAACTCTTGATTAAGGCGGCTTACGACTTCGCAGACACTACTATCGGTAGCTAATACTAGGCCCCTAAATGGGGCCTTTTTTATTTAGATTAGGAGGAAAACGCAATGAATAATAAAGCAACACTACAAATCAACGGTCAAAGTTACTTACTCACTTTTGGTCTCAAATTCCTGGAGTTATTGAATAGCAAATATACCTTGGCTATCGATGGGTTGGCAGTTGGCGCTGGTCTCGTGACAGTATGGACAGAGCTCAAAATGCAAAACCCAGTCATGATTCGGGACATGATTCTATTCGCTACTGCAACCAACGTCAACCGACCAAGCGAGGATGAGGTGGAAACCTATATCTTCGAGCAACTTGAAGATGAGGAGAAGGCGGTCGCTCTGTTCAGCCAATTCGGTGATTTTTTAACGCTTGCACCAGGTGCTCGCCGATTCATCAAAGCAGCGGAAGAAGCGACACAAGCGAGCCAACCGGAGAAAGCTCCAGCCAAGAAAGCGACCAAGAAAACCGCTTCGAAGTAGCAATCTATAATTGCCTTCGCTATCTCGATGTAAAGAGCCTGGATGAGGCATGGAATATGTCTCTGGCTGAGTACAATCTACGGATGACTGCCTATCAAGAGCGCAGGAAAGAAGCGGAGAAGGAGGCCATGGCGAGACTATGGCTCCAAGAACGTGTGCTCAAAGCAACCGATAAGGACGGGACCTACACCATCAAGACCTGGGATGACTTCTATCCGGAAGATAAGCCTAAGCCGAAGGTAAATCCGATGCTTTATAAAGTTGCCGAGAACCTCCGTAAATACCGAGAGAAAGGAGGGACTACATAGATGGAACAATATTCAGTCGAGGCCGTCCTGTCGGCTGTCGACAAAGGATTCACGTCGACGCTTGAGAAAGCCGGGAACGCGGTTAACAAGCTCCAATCTGGCACATCTAAAGTCACCAGCTCTATTGTTGGCTCGTACAAGAAGATGGCTGTTGGGGTCGGCGCTGCGATGCTCGGAACAGGTGGTCTGGTAGCTACGTCTGTGGCTACTGCCGGTGAAATGAGAGCCACTGAGGCTCAATTTGAGCAGGTGTTTAAGGGTGTTGAATCCAAAGCGACAGCGGCCTTGCAAGGCATCGCAAAGGAGACTAGCATCCTCCCTAGCCGGATGAAGCCGGCATTCAACCAAATCGCCGCCTTTGCTAAGGTGGCCGGTCGTGAAGCCCCAGAGGCCCTGTCATTTACCGAGAGAGCCATGAGAGCTGCGGCCGATACGTCTGCTTACTGGGACAAGTCCTTGGAGCAGGTAACCGATGACCTCAAATCGTACTTGAAAGGTAACTTCAACGTTGCTGACAACTTGGGGATTCTATCTACCGAGACAACTCGTAACGCCAAGGCGATGGAGCTGTTTGGTCAGAAGTATAAGGACCTCAAGGGCGTACAGCAACAAGAGGTCTTGCTCAAGATGTACGAAGAAGCCAACAAACTATCTGGTGCGTTGGGTCAAGCCTCACGCGAAGCTGATGGCTTTGAGAACGTCATGGGTAACTTCAAGGGGAAATTCAAGGAGATGCGGAACGCTATCGCAGCGCCTTTGCTTGATGGCTTCCTAGCTGGCGTTAAGAAGGCATCTCAAATCATGGGGGCCTTGGCTCCTAAGATGGAGATATTCTATGCCGCACTAGCCAAGACCAACGTCGGTCAAGGTCTTATCAATGCATTCAAGCAGATAGGCAATGGCGCAGATAAGCTCTTATCTATCATAGAGAGCCTAAACGAGAACAGCTTTGCTGGACTCGATAAGATGGCCGCTAGCCTAGGCGCAGTACTAGCAATCTTCCCACTACTCAACGTGGCCAATATGGGCCTGTCTAAGCTACCTATCGCTTTTGAGCTTGGTAGCAAAGCAGCAGGCAAATTCAAATCAGTTACGTTCGGAGCCTTTGATGGACTCAAGAAAGGCGCAGGAGCGGTCGGTGGGCTAGCCTCTAAGATTCCTGGAGTAAGCTCTGCTATCTCCGCTCTAGGTGGCAAATTCACCTCAATCTTGACTCCTGCAACAGTCGCTATCGAAGGCATCGCAAATCGGTTCCCGTTCATTGCGAAGGGTGCTGGATTAGCTGAAAAAGGCATTGTTGGGTTCGGTAAGAACTCTCTCAGCATGGCCACTCAAACGTCTGGAGCCATTGCTAAGCTAGCCAAGATAGGGCTACAACTGGTAGGACCTGTCGCTGTGGTTGGTGCATTGATTGCAGCTTTAGGCCTAGCAAATAATGCCTTTGGCGAGCAAATCGGGCAGATGATTAACACAGCAGTTACTCAAGGTCCACAAATCATCACCAACTTGGCTAATGGCATCATCAGTCAGATTCCAGGACTTATTCAGTCCGGTGTCCAGCTTATCCAAGGGCTTGGTAATGCTATTTCAGTCAACTTACCTGTTCTTGTTCAAAAGGGTGTTGACATCATCGTGACCTTGGTCCAAGGTGTGAGCGCGGCCATGCCACAGCTTATCGCAACATCTATCCAGGTAATCACGACGGTGGTCAACAGCATCATTAGTGCCATTCCTCAACTTGCTTTGGCAGGTATGCAAGTCATCCTATCCTTCGTGGATGGATTGATGGCCAACATGGGGAACATCATCACAGGTGCTAACCTCATCATCACCAATCTGGCAAACGCTCTTAACACCTACCTGCCTCAAATCATCGACACTGGGGTTCAAATCATCGTCAACCTTATCACAGGGATGGCGAACAATATGCCTCAAATCCTAACGACGATGCTTCAAGTCGTGCAAACAATCATCACTGCTCTGACAAATAATCTGCCTAAGATTATTGATGGAGGCATCAAGATTGTTAAGGCGTTGATAACAGGTATAGCGCAGAATGCTTTTCAGATTCTAAGTGCAATCGGTCAACTTGTCGGCATGATTTTCAAGGCCATCGTAGATAATGGACCACAAATCCTTAGAGGTGGTTGGGAGATTATCAAATGGCTGGGTAAAGGTCTTTGGGAGACCGCAGGCGACCTGCTTAAGATTGCTGGAGAGCTCGTCATGAAGGTGGTCAACGCTATCAAGGATGGTGTTGCTAAGTTTGGCGCGAGCGTCTGGGATGGATTCAAGAAGGGTCTTGCTAAACTCAATCCGTTCGCCAAGAAAGAAGCTGACGCCATGGTCGAAACGGTGGCAGAAGCCGGAGAGAAAATGGGTGAAGCTACTGACTCACTTGCCGAGGACATGGGATCTGATATGGAGGCGGCCAAGGAAGCTGTAACAGAGCAAGCTGACGAGACAGCGGCTAATGTAACGCAGTCATTCAGTCAGATGAACACTGACGCTACCGGACAATTCGACTTGATGAGTCAGAACGTGAGTGGTTCTGCTAGCACGATGAACAACAAAGTGACTGACTTCCTTGGTCAGATGCTTGGCAATGTGTCATCACTGACTCAACAAACGACCGAAGCAGCGCAAGCTAACACTCAACCGGTTGGGACATTTGGAGACTTCTATAACAGCCTCAATGATGATGCCAAGCGGTATCTTGGCGAGTACAATGCAGTCGTTGACTTACTCACCGCAGAGACAGCAAATCAAGCCTTTGCTAACACAAGCGAGGTCAAATCGATGTCCGAGTGGTGGGATTCACTGCCAGAATGGACTCGTAATTCGCTTGAGAAGTATGGCGTGACCGTAGATAGCTTGACTCAACAAGCTGTCGATAAAGGGAAGGCTAACACAGAGGGCGCTATGAGCTTTGCTGACTACTATGCAAGCCTCACGCCACAGGCTCAAGCCTACTTAGGTGAATACAACGCTGTTGTGGACCTCATGACAGCCGAGACAGGAGATACCGCCTTCAACAACACATCAACGGTGTTGAGTGCTGCTGATTGGTATGCCAAGTTGCCAGAATGGACTCGGAACTCTCTGGCTCAGTACCAGTCCGAGGTTGACACTGCGACAGCTAACACAGCTAATACAGCAGTCAACAACACTGCTCAAGTCGAACAAGCAAGTTTCAGCTATCAAAACTTTGCTCAAGGCGCAATCAACGCCATTTCCGGCTTGGTTGGTGGTGTGTCTGCTAACACAGCGACCGCTGCCTCAACGGTAACTAACAACTCGCAAGAGGTTTCCAATGCTCAGACCTACTACGAGAACTTACGACAAGCCTCGACCTCTGCTCTGCAAGTCATGGCAGGTCAAATCACCTTCATCTACACTAAGCTGACCGGAGATGTTGTCCATCAATCAAACAAGATGGCCACAGATACCGGCACAAGCTACGAAGGAATGAAAACAAACGTCATCAGCAAGTTGCAATCGATGCTCCAAGTGACTCAATCTAAGCTCGTGTCTATCATGTCTGCCTGGACCAGTGCCATGTCTAAGACTAACTCTGTTGTTTCCAGCTCCATGTCGAGCGTAGAGAGTCGTGTGTCTAGTGCTATGTCGAGCGTCCTAAGCACGATGAACAGTGCTGCTGGCGGTGCTTATAGCGCAGGTTATAACACAGGCCTTGGCTTCTACAATGGTCTATCTGGCATGGCCTATGCTATTTACAGCCTAGCGGAATCAATCGCTAGCAACGTAGCGGCAACCATGAGAAGTGCCTTGAGCATCCATTCTCCGTCTCGTGTCATGGAGAAAATCGGGGGCTACACCGGCGAGGGGTTTGTCATTGGTTTGGCAAGCAACCTATCGGATGTCGTAGAGACCTCCAAGTCATTAGCTATGGCAAGTATGCCGGTAGCGATGGCAGGCGGTGGCTACATTGGAAGTCAAACAGTATCGGCTCACAGCTCAATCTCTGGCGGTGGTTCCGTAGCCAAGGTTACACAGCCTCTGGAGGTTATCTTACAGATGGGCAGTAGTGAATGGCGCGCCTTTGTTGGTGACGTGACCGAAACGCAACAAGTAAACGCAAGATTAAGGAGAGTGTAATATGTATCAATTCCAAGACCCTAACGGTCGAATCGCGACTGATGCAGTCATTTCTCCCTCTGACAACTTGACCGTCAATGGTCAACGCCTGGACACTGTTGTCCCTGGCTATCGGCATTTATATGTTGATGGCCGGGGCCTCATTGCCCAGGAAAATGATTCTGACAAGGTCCCTGGTCGAGCAGGTGTCGCTCTTAAAGGTCGGCAATATGCCTCCAGGAAGATAACGGTCTACTATCAAATCAGAGTTAGCTCATCAAGAGAGCTAAGAGATAGCTATGCGGCCCTAAACAAGGCTCTAGCAGGTAATCTAACGCTATCCTTTGCTGACGAGCCATTGTGGGAATACGAGGCTATTCTAGCCGATGTATCAGACGGACCAGAGCAATCTTTGGACGTCAAAGGCCACTTCACTCTGCTTTGTCCTAATCCTTGGAAGCATCTCCAAAAGCAGACCTCATCAAACGGTCAAATTCGCCTCTCTCACGCGTCGGAAGTCACACCCTTAAAACTAGCCGTGATTACATCCAAAGTCTCTGACAGGGTGGAAATAATCAACAGAGGACAGCGTATCGTCTTAGGCGGTAGCTTCGCCTCTGGCCAGCTAGTGACAGTGGAGTACAAGCCGGACGAGATATCCATCACTTACGGTGGGCGGAGCATCTTGCATCAGCTCCAACGATTCTCGGACCTGGAAAACTTCACGCTACGAGATGGCGACACAGTAACAGCGGTCAATGCGACCATCCAGACGATTGAATGGAGGGACAAGCGCTTATGATTTACCTCTACAACAACCAGGAGGAGCTTATTCGCGTGGTTCCGTCTGATTCCGTCTATTCTGCTTACCACACTCAATCATTAACCGATGAGCGCTACGTCTCCGAATTATTGGAGGCGGAGCTTATCGAGTTAGATGACGCCTTTTTGGACCAAGTGGAATACATCAGTATTCCGAATATGGATGACAAGTACAAGCATCATCTATTCTTCGTCACACGAACCTCGACAGAGAGCGGAGCTACTACCTTTTTCGGTACTCAAAGCGGCGTAGAGGAGCTCAGAAAGACGCCTGTCAAGGACATCAGACCACAGAACCAACCGGCCGCAACAGTAGTCAGACGATTACTGGAGGGGACCAACTGGCAAATGGGTTACATGGCCGATGTGCCAACAGCGTCAACGAACTTCTACTACACCAACGTCTTTGAGGCTCTTAAGACTGTCTGCCAGGTGTGGGGCTTAGAGATGCAATTCTTCGTAGAGATTAACGGAAACCAAGTCGGTGCTCGTTACATCGAATTTAGGAAGAAACTTGGCACACACAGCGGAGAGCGCGTGGTTTATGGCCATAATGCGCTTAAGATTATCCAAGAGTCTGAGAAGGTTGAGCTATACACCGCTCTGATTGGTCGTGGTAAGGCGCTAGAAGTGTCATCGGCTCAAGACAACGCATCTGGTCAAGCTGGCTATGGACGCAAGCTGACGTTCGCAGATATCGAATGGAGAGCCAACAATGGCAAGCCGGTAGATAAGCCTAAAGGGCAAGAATACGTCGAGCTCAAATCAGCCACAGCCAAGTATGGCATTAAGTCAGCTAATGGCAACCGTCCAAAGGTCGGGGTGGTTGAATTTGAAATCGATGATGCGGATCTACTGCTTCAACGGACCTACGAGCGTCTGCTAGAGGTCAGTCGGCCAAGCATGACCTTCAAAACCTCCACTGCCTATCTCAAAGGTGCCAGAATCGGGAACACTGTCCGAGTAATCGATGCAAATCGTCATCTGGACTACGAGACTCGCGTCTTTGAAATCAAGTGGAATCGTATCGACAACAGCTCGACGGACGTCAAACTGGGTGACCAGACCAACGTCTCGGAAGGAGCTAAGACGCTCCAGCTCAAGCAAGAGCTAGAGAACAAGATGACCGGTGGCATCATCCAACGAGTCATCAACTATCTGCCAAGTGCAGATGGCAAGAATACCAACTGGTATACCGATTTTGACCCTATCTCCAAAGCAGAGACAAAGGGCAAGGTTCGGATAGGCGATACCTGGTATCAACCGGATCCGACCGACGAAAGCGAGACTATCGTCAAGGTATGGACTGGAGAGCTATGGAGGGAGCTATACCGTACAAAAGGATGGACAGATGTTGAGAGAGAGCAAGCAGAGCTCAAGAAACGAGCAAAGGCCCTTGAGGTTCAGCTTGAGACTGTCGAAGGGACACGACTCCCGGAAATGGCTAAACGAATCGAAGCTCTGGATGACCAGGCAAAGCTATCTGTCGGCATCATCGGGAACGACAAGGAGCAAATCTTCTCTGCCAACCGCATTCCGGTAGAAATTGACACATCTCAAGACGTCTTAGTTAGATTCGAGGATGGCAAGCTGACATTTACCCACAACGGTTCCGGATTCACTCCGGGTCAGCCATACACCTTGGCTGGCATCAACCGTTTTGTAGAGCGACCATATAATAAGCTAACGGTGATAGGGACAGAAGGAATGACTGTCACTGCTAAGCCGGACAATGCCAAATATCCGACTAGAGGCGGCTCTGGGGCGAATGTATCAATTCCGAAAGCGTATCATGACAAATACACAATCACTGCTATTGCACCTGGACTGGTTCCTAGAGTTTATAAAGTACAGGTTAAGACTATTACTGTTATAAAGGCCCACCAAACAGTGCCAGTGGCACATGAACTGGTGGAAGTCGAAGGGGCCGTCAATAAAATTACTCACACTGGACAGGACGCAGTTGCTTACTGCCTCTTGCCTAGCATTGAAACTACTATAAAATTGGGGGACTGGTAACATGGCCTTAAGCCAATTACAACTCACTAACGCAGGGACCAGGGAGCTGGCCAAAGGCCAAGCCTTGACCCTAACAAAAATCGCGATTGGGGAAGCTCAACAGAGCAACCCAGCAACTGCTACCAACCTATCTCGCAAGGTAGGTGAGGTGGCTCCTACGGTGACCACAGACGGTGATTACCAGGTAATAGAGGGCGTGTTTGATAACATCGCTCTCAACATTACAGTAGAGAAGAATATTCAAGAAGTCGGCATTTTTGGGAAAGTAGGTAATGGGCCAGAAACGCTCATCTACTACGCCAAAGGCCAAGCCTTTCTCTTTCCTGCCAAAACTCAGCAACAGATGACTGTCAAGATGCCATTCAGAGTGAAGATTGTAGGCGCTCCAGAGGTGAGAGTAGAAATCAACACTCAAATGAGCGGAATGGCTACGGTTGAGTCAGTTAACCGAGTGCAAGATACGGTGAATAAGTTTAAGACTGGGTCGGTTTCTGATTTAGAAAGACTTATCAATATTGAAAATTTAGGAGCGATGTTGGGTAAAATCGTCAAGACTAACAATGATGTGGATAACCTAACGACTCCTGGTATCTATCAATACACAATAAATATGGCGTCTAAGGGAATATCAAGCTCTTATGGTTTTATCCTGGTTTACTCAAACGGGATAGGTTTGCCTGGACAAACAGGACACTTCACTTGGCAGCTATTTGTTGGGACAAACGGTCGGATGTGGGTTCGGAAAAGAATCAATACTGAATCGTGGAATGTAACTGATGTTGCCAATGGTAATGTACTGACTGCGTTGCTAAGAAAATTTGGTCTTGATGAATGGGGCGCGACACTTGCTATGAATACTTGCCCAGCAGGAACCAGTTTTGGTTCATACCTAAACAGCAATTTGGTCCCTATCGGATTTAGTATCGTAAGAGACATGAACGCACCGGTCAAAGAGGTGTTTGTGTGGAAACCTTCATCTAGCTATGCCTACTGCTTCGCTCCTCACTGGAACAATGACTTTTATGTCGCGTCTTTAACCAATAACGTTTGGAATTCATGGGTAAACCTGTCACAACACACAAAACTTTCATTGAACCGGGGAAATCAAGACTTTGGGGACTACCTAAAATCTGACGCGGTTCCGGTCGGTATCTCGATGCAGAAAGACACTAAGAGTGGTGCGTTTGGGATGGCTACAAAGGTTGACAACAACAATGTCATGTTCACCGGTACGCTCCGCAAAGGCAACAAGACCTATCAAGTCGTGATGTCGATTGTCAACGGCGTTAAGCCTAGCGCCTTTACAGAATGGTCATTGACTGATTAGGCGGTGATTAGATGGGCTTACATTTAGACGTCCAAATTGCCGACCAACTCAGACAGGTGCTCATTGATGGTGACGGGTCATTCTCGCACACTTTCATTCCAAATACGCCAACCGACCTAGTCCAGCTATTCAACGCAAGCGTTGGGCCAGATATGATTGGGGACAATGTTCTGACTCAGCTACGGCTTGTTCATGGGTCTGATGCCGGGCCTTACATCAAGAACACGTCAGAGGATAGCAGAATCGCTCAAATCTTCAAAGGCTTGCAGCAATTCAGACTTGATTTCACGTCACTCAGAGGAGACTTAGAAGCTCAAATCACCTTATCTCGAAATGGCCTGCTAGCTCAATTCTTGGACAATAACAACAACCTGCGGACGGATATCGCGTCCATCGCTGGACAGATTATTGCTAAGACATCGAGCGACACATCGGCATCTATCCGAGAGCAGACACCTCGCATCATCAGAGACAGTGTGACAACAGACCACTTCAAGTCCATCATCGAGCAGTCTCCGGACAAGGTCATCCAAGCCATCAGTGACAAAGTCAACGGTGGCGAGTCTATCTTTAGCCAGACTGCTGATGGATTTCGACTTGCTGGTAAGATGACCGCAATCACAGGAGAGACTTTGATTGAGAAGGGGGTTATTACTGATGCAAACATCAGTAACCTCAATGCTGACAAGATTACATTCGGGACACTCAACGGAGCTAAGCTAAAAGTGGTCAATATTGACGTCAAGAGCTTAGTTGGCGATGTTGCCGATTTTGTGCAAGCTAACTTCAACAGCATCAGCAATTCTCTCCATATCAACGGAGATGGGATGTATTCAACACGTCGAAATGGCTCCATATCTGCTAAATATCTTGCTGACGGAATCCAAATCTGGGGAAGTAATAGCTGGGTTGGGTCATTATCTTATTGGGGCGGAGACAACGGCCAAGGTGTTGTTCTTTGGGCGAAGAGTGGATTCACATTGAATCTAGGATATGGCTCTGAGGAGAGGATATTCAAAACAGCTCTGGAAATCAACGGAACCACCGGAGACATAAATGTCAATACCGCACTGATGTATAACGGTGTGGGATTTAAGATTGAAAAGTGGACTATCGGTAGCGAGCCTGGTGTCTTGCTTAAAAATAAATATGCTAGCAGCGGAATATTTTTAGGGAATTATGGGAGTGTCATGCTATATGATCATGCTGAATTCTACGGTAAGAATAGATGGGATACTTAGGAGGTAACTATGGAAAACTTAGCAACAGATTCTATCAAGGATGCTTTAGGAGAGACAGCCTTGGAGTTAGCCAATGAGCGAGCAAATAAGGCGATGTATAAGAGAGCTTACGAGGCTCTTGAGAAAGAGAACAAAGAGCTGAAAGCGCGCCTAGAAAAATTGGAGGTGCAGAATGATGTTCCGGATAGTAAGTAAGCAGCTCACATTTGATGCGGAACGAACCAGAGTGCTGATACAATCTATAGATGGAGAGTACACAGCACTGGAGCGCGAAATTGATGGTAATCATCTAGCAACACCGGACAATGATGTCATTGATATGGTGTTGCTTAAGGTGTATAAGGATTCTTTCCAGAAATACGCCATGAACGATGCCATCAAGAAAGCTGACCAGACCGCAGAGCAAGTTGTGACGCTTAATAAAACACTCGATGATTCTCAAGCAATCATTGAGGACCAACGCAAACAACTCAAACGAACAGAAGAGCTGATTGAGAAGGCTAGCGGCGCCATGCTCGAGCAGGCCGATGATAATGCAAACATAAGCGAGCATCTACTCATCGTCAAGTATCAAATCGAAGAGATGGCCAAGAGTATGAATTTCACTCTTCCAACCGAGGTCCCGGACTCTTTCCGGGAAAAATACGAATCTGACAAAGAAGCCGGACACTCCGACAAGGAGGAAAAAGAGGAGGCTGATGGTCATGCTGAGTCGAATTAAAGAATTGGCATTATCAGCAACTACCCACGTTCGGAACTTGTGGGGAGGAGGTGACAAATTTATGGAATTACATTTCTTATACGCTCGACACATTGAGCTTGCGAAACGCACTTTCGCATCGGTGCCACGTCGGCACAAGAAAGGCGTTCGTGAGCAACTCCAAATCCTCGGCTTAGCCGACTTGGAATTCATGACGTTAGACCAGCTCAAGCAACGTCTTGAAGAGTTGGAACAAGGCGAAGAGTAATCGCCTCAAATTATAGGGTGCCTAGTGCACCCTTTTTATTTTTAAGTGAGGTGATTCTATGAGTGTAGCGGAGCTCACAGCCTTAATCGGGGCCTGTGGAGCTGCCTTAAAAATAATCTGGGATATGGTACAGAGCACAAAGAACCTCTCCAAGCAAATTGGCGAGGTGCTCGTAAGAATGGATACGCTGGAGTCAAATCAAAAAGAACTCCAGATAGTTGGTCAAGCGAATAGCCTGGCCAATCGCAACTTAACTAGATATCGAATTAGGCAAGAAATGTTAAAAGCCATACGCCGAGGCTATGAGACCTATGACAACTTCGAGGAAGTGGCCAATCTTATTGATGGTTATCATGAAGCCGGAGGTAATGGCGCAATCGATGCTCTTTATCAAGAGTATATTAAACTACCAAGGAGAGAAAAGTAATGAACAAAATTAACTGGAAAGTACGATTCAACAAGAAAAACGTAGCCTTTTTGGCTCGTTTCTTAATGGCCATCTTGGTGCCAGCATTGGCATATTTAGGCTACAAGGCTGAGGACGTGACCTCCTGGGAAGCAGTAGGACGCATCTTGACTCAATTCATCAGCAACCCTTATCTGCTCGTTTTGACTGCATTCAACGCATTCAACATGATTCCGGACCCTACCACAACGGGGCTCGGTGACAGCGCTCAAGCGTTGACTTATGAGGCTCCTAAAGAGTCCTAGAAAGGGGTGAGACCGTATGTTGAAATACGGTAATTACACACTCTCAGATGACTTGATTAGCAAGATGCAGAAGGTGGCTAGGCATTATGACCTAGTCCCTTCTTTTGTTATCTGCCATCTATGCCATGAGACCGGGTGGGGCCAGCATCCTAAGTCAACATCTGCGAGGACAGATAACAACTGGGGTGGCGCCACTTGGTACAAAGATTCAACTGAACCATTCACGAGAGGCAGCGGAGTCACTGTGAGACCAGGTCTAGAGCGTCCATCGGACGAGGGTGGCTACTATATTCACTACGAAAGCGTTGATGACTACTTAAAAGACTTTGGATGGCTTTTACGAAACGGTGGCTATTACAAGTGCAGTGGCAAGAAAACACTTAGAGAGTATGCTTTGGGCTTATTCAAGTATGGTGGAGCTGTCGCAGATTACGCAGGTGACGGAAGTAACTCCGAGAAAGTCTTCAATTCTTACTACAACAGCATGAAAACAATCCACGATGCGCTCAATGCGGATGGCTCGTTGGATAGAATCGATAAGGGGGAATCTAGCAATATGGCTGGACTACAATCATTATTAAGCATTGCTCGTTCATACGTCGGCGAGCCAATGTATGGCTCCGGACATCGTCGCATCGTCGACACTTACAACGGTCAGAATCCGTTGCCGGTTGGCTACAAGCTCAAGATTGACGATGACTGGTGCGCGGCATTCGTGACCGCAATGTCTATCTTATCTGGAAACTACGCTCTGACCGGTGGCGAGTGTGGTGTGGAGCGCTTCGTCCGGAACGAATTTCAACCTAAAGGGATTTGGTTAGGCAAGGTCCGCCCTCAAGCCGGAGATATCATCATCTTCGACTGGGATGCGAATTACTGGGCCGACCACATTGGCTATGTAGAAAGCGTATCTGGCGATACTGTCTACACAATCGAAGGCAACTCTGGAAGTCCAAGCGCTGTCCGTCGGCAATCCTACACATGGAACATGTGGCAGATTAAAGGATATGCTCGTCCTAAATGGGGTGATGCAAGTCCTGCTCCTCTATCGGCAGGTGGCAAATCAATCGATGCTATCGCTCAAGAGGTGCTAACTGGAGCCTGGGGCAATGGCGATGACCGTCGTAGCCGCTTAACTGCTGCCGGCTATGACTACACAGAGGTCCAAGCCAAGATTAACGCTATCCTCAACGGAGACTCTGCTCCAGCTCGTAAAGAGGGATGGAATCAAGATGACACCGGCTGGTGGTACGTCGTAGATGGCGAGTATCTAAAATCCGAGTGGCGCAAGATTGGTGACTACTGGTACCTATTCGACCGCCATGGCTATGCTTATTGCAATGGCTGGGGTCTTGACGGTGACAAGTGGTATTTCTTCGATGAGAACTGTCGCATGGTGACAGGATGGATTAAATATCGAGACAAATGGTATCACTTGGAAGATGAGGGAGAAATGTCATCCAAGGAGTACGTCAAAGGCTTTGATGGGCGCCTATATTATGTAACAGAAGATGGCGCTATGCTTGAGTCTACGGACATCGCAGTACATGAGGACGGTACCCTTTACGAGGTATCAACAGGCAAGCCAATCGGCACATTCTAGGAGGAAATCAGATGAAAGATGTAATTGCAACAAGCTGGACTAAACAAAACGGTCAATGGGTGGCCTGGGATGGCCAAACTCGCATCATGAATGGATGGGTGTTGTATAAGGATGAGTTATACTACATCAAAGACGGATTCATGCTGGAGGACCAACTCATTGAAGTGGACGGAGCGACCTATTTACTCGGTAAGGACGGTAGATGCCTTTACCGCTGGCAAAAGGTCAATGGTAAGTGGGCTTACTTCTATTTTGACGATGGGACAATGGTCAAGGACAAGATTGTCATCGGCAAGGATGGCAAGCTCTACTACCTCGACAAAGACGGTTACCTAATGACCAACTTCGATGCTCGATTCGCTGCTAATGGCGAATTGACCATCCGAGGCAAAGCAGTAGACGCATCACTCATCATCAATGACGGTGACGCGAACAACTAAGAGTCCGTCATAATGGACCAAACGGAAAAGGTCCATAATACCAGACTTTTTATGACATACCCCTGGGCATATGCCTAGGGGCTTTTTTGTTTTTAAGGGATAATGGTAATACAGATAGGAGGCTTTTCTAGTCCCCAGAATTGTCCCTCCAGCTTTTAATTACGCTATAACTAACTTCATCGATGCGACGATGAATCTAGTAATTTCAGTCTATTCTTAAACTATTTTCTACTATTATATATGCAGTTATCTTTTGGAAGGGTCCGTCGGCTAGGATAAACTAAATAAGCGAGAAAGCCTGTTATATTAGGCTTTCTCGCTCTTTTTGTGTTGGAAACTGGATGACCTTTGTCCCTAATGTTGTCCCTCTAGTTGAGAAGGCATCAAGCTCATCTGCTATGCTGGCCTTCCGGTCCTTGGAGATGTGAGTATAGATGTCCATCGTTGTTTTGAGGTTCTTATGGCGCAGTCTATGCTGGGCATCCTTTGGGTCTATGCCTAGCTCGTATAGCAGCGTTGCTTGTGAGTGACGGAAGCCATGTGGCGATATGCGATGCAGCCCTAGAGCCTCTAGCTCTGCCTCGTACTTGCGCCATAGCTTGGCCAGCCATTCGTTTGGTGCTGCTCGGTGGAAGTGGCTCATATTCCGAGGGCTAGCGAATAGGTACTCGCTCAGAGAGACATCCACGACTTGATGCCATGAGCCTTTAACGATAGCTTTGCCAGACAGCTCCATAACGAGCTCAAACGTGTGCTGGTCGAGGTAGACCTTGGTCTCTCCATGGTCCGCGTTACCGGTCTTGGTGTGGTGAGCCACAACAGTAGCGTTGTCTGGGCCCTCTGCCAGGGTCTTGTTAACGACTATCGAGCGGTCATCTTGATTGATATCCGACTTGAGCAAGGCCAGTGCCTCGCCTCGTCTAAGGCCAGTAAAGGCTAAGAGACGAAAGTAGACATACTTTTGTAGCTCCAGGTGATCCCGACAGAAGTCCAGGAAGGTGACCAACTGCTCTGGTGTGTAGACGTTCTGAGAAGCGCTTATTCTGCGCTCCTGGTAGCGTTCCTTGCTTGGGCTTATGATTACCTTGGCGAGCGGATTCTCGCTCAAATAGCCCTCCTGGACACCGAAATTAAGGACAGCACGAGCATGACCTACAATCTTTCGGAAGTCCTTTCGCTTGGCCCGGACCTGGGCCACCCACTTTTGCAGGTCTGGGACCGTCAAGGAATCGACGTAATACTTGCCCAGATAAGGCAAGATATGACCTTCGGAGTCTAGTCGATACTTGATAACGGTTGACTCTGTGACGCCTGTATCGCGGTAAAAATCGAGGAATAGGGCATATAGGTCCGCGTATTTGATTCTCTTCTCTGTGCCCCGTGACCGGACCCGGTCCAAGGCTCGCTCATAGTGCAGCTTTGCCTCCGCCTTGGATGAGAAGCCCTTTTTCCGGAGCTTAATCTTGTCCCCAGTCTTGGGGTCAACGCCAGCATGGCCATAATACTGCCACTTAATCTGGCCCCTTGATTCGTATTTTGAGTACTTGACCACGGTTATCACCTTCCTTCCACGACCTAATGATATGGACGTGACTATTCTTCAAGTTTATCAGCATATTTAAGGTGTTCTGGTAGAATTTTCATCTCCCTTATTAGAAAATCAATATTTTCGGGGAAATCTCCATAATAATCGGATAGTAGTCTGTTAATCCCTTCTGAAAACATGATAGCTATCCCTTTGTTTTCCAGTAAACGGAGAGCTAGTTTTAAGATGGTCCAATCATTCTTTCCGAAACCTTGACGATATCGTGCTTCATCAATGTCTACCGAAGCGTGTAGCGTCGCGCAAAAACTCACGCTAGCCTTGGAGGAATTGTAGTTGTAAATTCTCCCGCTATGAGCTGAACGGTTACGATAAGCAAGGAATAAGAAAATCGAATCCATGAAGAACTTTTTTGTTTCTTCAGTGACCAATGCTTCGTCGATTCCATAGCATCTAGCTATAATACGTTTTTTGACTTTTGATTTTTGGAGTTTAATGAAATTAGCGAGGTTTCCGAACGTCATACCCTTTACTAAGATCCATGGCGGACAGTTTCCATGAACCTGCTTATAATGCTTAAATGGTTGGGTATCGTCATTGATAATTTTATTGAATTTAATAAGCAGTTTATCGATTTTATATCCGTCTTCATACTTTTTTCCATCTTTATAATTTGTTCTTCTCAAGTAGTCTCGTTCCAGGTGACCAAACTCTTCGGCGATTGTATAGCTGACGATAGATTTTAATATAGACTCAACATTTAGCATAGTCATGAGCGTGAAGTTTCTGAGCATCATATCGAATTCGAACAAGGAGTCGATGTCTTCGAAAGAAGCGCCTTTTATATATTTATCCGGGCCCCTGGTTTCCAAGAAGGGGTCTTTGTACCCGTTTATAATCTCATAGTAGCCATAGCGGGTGAGCTCTCGCTTTGCAGTTTCCTTGTTCTTGAAAGACAACCCTCTGTCTTCCAGAATCTTTATTTGCTCGTCAATCGTCTTGAATGGTTTCGTCATTAATATTCCTCCTAAAACACGAAAGACCGTAGATACTAACATCTACGGTCTTTCGGTTGGCAGAACCTCTGCCCTTCATTAAGATTAACCATAGTATAGTACTAATTTTTTGGTCTGTCAACTGATTTTCGTTGCTTTTTTTACCTTTTTTTAACTTTTTATAACTCTGTGCTTACTAAGACAGCCTTGCCGATGATTCGAGCAGGGTTGTCTTTTGTTATTACATAAGGCGGATAGTCCGGATTGTCAGCAATCAACATGACGATGTCACCTTGTTTCTTGACCCTTTTAAGCGTGGCCTCGGTGTCACCATTGACCAAGACCGCTGCGACTTCGCCATACTCAACTGTTGGCTGTTCTCTGATGAGGACTAGGCTCCCCTCTGGAATAGTAGGGAGCATGGAATCGCCTTGAGAACGAAGATAGAACAAATTGCCAGATGGCAACCGGTCTGACAACTCCTCGCGGTAGCCGGTGATGTTTTCCTCTGCCAGGATTGGCTGGCCACATTTAATGGTGCCGAGGACAGGGACCCGGACAACCGATGCTCGGTCAACTTTGATGAGGTTAGTGGGGTGGTCTGATATCCCTATAAGAGTATTGGGTGATACGCCAAATGTGGCGGCAATAAGTCGGACTGTATCCATCCGAGGTTCTGCTTTTCCATTCTCCCACTTAGAAATGTTTGTCTTATTGAACCCGTCCGGGTACTTAGTATCAGAGGACGAGGCGAAGCGGTTCATCCGCTCTGCGAATTCTTCCTGGCTAAGTCCTAGCTCAAGTCTTAACCCTTTGATTATAGTTGCGAAGCTCATTGCTCTCACGCCTTCCTTCATCTTATGTAACCTCATTATACCGCTACGTTGCGAAAGAAACAACAGAAAAACTAAAAAAGTTTATCTTTTTTCGCTTTTTTTGTTGACACTGAAAATTCAAAGGTGTATTATATGGTTACGGTTGAAACAAGATAAACCGAGAGAGGAGGATTAAGTAATGGCAACGGTTAGAAAACGACCACCTTACAAAGGCTTCATGGCCTGGATGCTAGTCAATGACGTGAGCCGGAAGGACATTATCGAATTGCTATCTCTTAGCGATTCGACACTCAGTCATCGACTCAACGGAACAGGCGCAGACTTTAGTATTGAAGAAGTGCGGAAGCTCATCGCCACATACGGTGAGAGCATCAGCGAATTTTTTTTGACTCAAGAGTAGAAAAAAGATAAACACAGGAGGGTTACCAATGCAACTAGTAACATTAAACGAAAGCCACGAGCCAATCGTAAGTGGTCGGACACTTCATCGAGAGTTGGGCGTGGGTACCGAGTACGCCAAATGGATGACACGAATGACAGAGTACGGATTTGTAGAGGGTCAAGATTTCAACTCCGTCAAAATTGACGAGGTTCGCCAAGAGGGTAACCGACACGTCAAGCGCGAAATCACCGACCACGCTCTAAAGCTAGACATGGCCAAAGAAATTGCCATGATTCAACGGACGGAGAAAGGTAAACAGGTCCGTCAGTACTTCATCCAAGTAGAAAAGGAATACAACAGTCCAGAGAAGATTATGGCAAGAGCCTTACTAATGGCCAACAACAAAGTACTGACCCTTGAGACGCAGGTCGAGGAGCTTAAGCCAAAAGCGCTATTTGCAGATGCAGTGGCAGCAAGCAAGACAAGCATCCTAATCGGCGAGCTGGCCAAGCTATTGAATCAAAACGGAGTGGAAATCGGTGGGACGCGCCTCTTTGCTTGGATGCGAGAGAATGGCTACCTAATTAAGCGCAAGGGCCAAGATTGGAACACACCAACACAACGCGCTATGGAAATGGGCCTCTTTGAAATCAAAGAGAGAACACACAGCAATCCAGACGGATCTATCATCATCAGCAAGACCACGAAAGTGACCGGAAAAGGTCAGCAGTATTTCATTAACAAATTTCTGTCTTAGGAGTGAATAACATGGAAGCAATAATCATCCCACGCAAGGACGCATGGTTCCGAGAAAAGAAAGGCCTATATCCATACCGTATGGAGCTAGCCGAAGGTGAGCAACCGTATGACATGAGATTCGACCTTCCAGACGGTAACAGCGAACTTTGCCACGCTACCGGATTGATGCTGGTAACAGGACCTGGAATCGCGGACCAATGGATTGAGTATCGCGATACTCAAGGAGGGCTGCATTATGGCAGATAGCTCATTATTCTCTCAGAGCTTCGAGTCTGTCATCGGTGGCCAACTAATCGGACTAGTTAAAGATGCCATCTGTCGGATTGAAAAAGAGTACGCCATCAAGGCGGAATATCTCAGCAAAGGCGATGCTTGCACAGTCGCAGGAGTCGCTAGGCCGACGCTAGAGTCTTGGCTTCGGAAAGGATTGCCGGTATCGAAAATTGACGGATGCTACCTAATTAAGAGAACAGACCTCGACGATTTCATCGAGGCACACAAGATAGGAGAGCAATAAATGAAAGTGACAGATAAGAACATACATTGGCTAATGCTTGGAGCATTGATGGTCATCTGCTTTGCGACAATGGTCTGGGCATGGTGGGTCAACGGATGTCAGCCTGGTGGCGATGGCATAGCAAACGGAATCTGTATCCTAGCAATGTCCATCGGATTGGTAGCCTGCGGATTCGCAGATTTGAACAAGGAGGACAAGTAATGGTCCAAATCCTATACAAATACGATGAGCTAAAGCCAATGGCGCAAGAAACAGCAGAGCATTATATAATGTTTGAATTTGGTCTAACGGACATGGAGACAGATTATCAAGACATCAAAGACTATTGTCGGTGCTTCCTATTCGACCGATACGGAAACGCAGAGGGCCCAGACAAACGCAGACGAGTGTTCCTTATGCAACAGCTCGAAAAGTCGCTTGATGGCTTGGAGAAAACAGGCGAACAAGGTCACATCGATGACTTACGTTTGTTCCTGGACAAAATAAAAAAGACCGACCAGGTTGCAGCCCGATTCGGTCAATAAAAAACATCTTAAGGAGATTATAACATGAAAATCACGCTAGATTCAATGGAAATCAGAAATTTCAAAGGTATCTCACACTTCGAGCTAACTCCACTAGGAAAAGACTTAGCTCTATATGGAGATAATGGAACAGGGAAAACAACGGTATACGATGCCTTTCTATGGTGCTTGTTTGGAAAGGACAGCAAAGACCAATCGGACACGAAATTCGATTGGAAACCTCTGGATGAGAACAACCAGGAGAAGCACCACATAGAAACAGAGGTCACCGTCAATCTTGTAATCGATGGCGTAGAGAAGGAACTAACTCGGAAGATTGCCGAGAAGTGGACCAAAAAGAGAGGCTCCATCAAAGAGAGCTTCGATGGACACACGACATCGTACTACATCGACGAGCTCAAGGTCACTCAGAAAGACTATAAGGCAGCCATTGAGGAGCTTGGCGGAGAGGCCTTGTTCCAAATGCTGACAAAGGTCAATTACTTCGCCGAGGTCATGAAGGCAGATGACCGTCGGAAGATTCTGCTGGAAATGGCCGGTGACGTGAGCGAGGCAGATGTGATTGCATCCAACAAGGAGCTTGCTAAGTTGCCGGAAATCCTAGATGGCAAGAGCGTCGAGGAGCGGACAGCGTTAGTCAAGCAAGCGATGAAGCAGGTCAACAAGGACATCAAAGAACTTCCTGGACGGATTGATGAGGCTCAACGTAGCCTGCCAGATATAGAAGAGCTCGATAAGCAAGAGTTGTCCACTCGCAAGCTATCACTCCAGGCTGATTTATCTCGCGCACAGGACGAGCTATCGGCCGCAAAGACCAATCAGCTAGGAGCAGAGCTAAAAGCCCGGAGAGCTGAGTTAAAGGCCAAATTCGCAGAGGAAGAGCGGATATATGCACTAAGCGAAGCTAAAAAGTCAGCAGATGCGCTAGCTTTTGAGCAGGAAAAGCTCAATAATATGCGAGCATCTCATTTAAGAGTTGAATCAGAGCGCCACGAAGCTATGTCCAATCTTCGTAAAGCTAAAGATGGACGAGAAAGCGCAGAGAATGAAATCCGAAAGCTAGAGAAATGGAATGAAGATGCAAGAGCAGAGTTTGAAAAACTGCAATCAGAGACATTCCCAGACTTCGACGAGCATAAGCTATCATGTCCAGTCTGCGGCCAACAATATGGCGAGGATAAGCTAGCCGAAATCAAGGCCAAGTACGAGCAAGAAAAGGCCGGATTCAATGAGATGAAGTCCGATAAGTTAAAGGATATCCGAAGCCAAGGCAAGAAGAATGCTGCTGAAATCAAGCTATTAAAGTCGGATATTGAGGAAGGTTCGGACTATATCAAAGAGCTTGAATTGAAAATCAAAGAGCTTGACAGCTTACTAGAGATTAAGGCGAAAGATATTACTGAACAAGCTAATCGAATCAAGGACCTAACCAAAGAGGCGCCAACATTCCGGACTACTCCAGAGGCCAAGGCTCTAATCGAAGAGGGTGAGGAAATCAACGCCAAACTAGAATCACTGGACCGCGACCAGGCAGCGGTTGTGTTAGAAATCGAGGCCAAGGTAGGAGCTATCCTGGCAGAGATTAACGAAGTCAACGACTTACTCTATCGATTCGAGCTACACGCCAAGCAACAAGAGCGTGTGGATGAGCTCATTGCCAAGGAGCAGAGCTTAGGACTTAAATTTGGCGAGCTAGAGCAACAGCTCATGGTTCTGGAGGAATACGTCCGTACCAAGGTAAGCCTGCTCACAGAGACCATCAATAGCCAATTCAGAATAGTGAAATTCAAGCTATTCGATACAGCCATCAACGGTGGATTGATTGAATGTTGCGAGCCAACTGTTGGCGGAGCAAACTACTCAACAGGGCTCAATAACGCAGCCAGAATCAATGCTGGTCTCGACATCATCAACGCATTGATGAACCACTACGACCTACACCTTCCTTTGTTTGTTGACAACGCCGAGAGCGTCAATGAGCTCATTGAGGTAGATACGCAGGTCATCACCTTATCAGTATCTAAAGACAAGAAATTAACAGTAAAGGGGTAATCAACCATGGCAAACGATTTGACATTATTACAGAAAGACATCACCGACGATGTAGCAAGCAAGCTAGATGAATTGAAGAAGGATGGAGGATTGGCTATTCCTGCCAATTACAACCCAGCAAACGCTTTGAAGAGCGCATTCTTCGAGATGACGAACTCTCCAAGCGGAAACCTGCTAGAAAAGTGCTCTCGTAATAGTATCGCCAACTCCCTCCTCAATATGGCCATTCAAGGCCTTAGTCCTGCGAAAAAGCAGTGCTACTTCATCCCTTATGGACAAAACTTATCCATGCAGCGTTCTTACTTTGGAACGCAAAAGGTCATTAAGAGCCTAACAAATGTGGAAGATATCTGGGCAACAGTTATCTACGAAGGTGATGAATTTGAGATTGAGATTGAAGGCGGCCGCGAACGGATTGCTAAGCACACGACTAGCTTCCTAAACCGCGACAACGATATCATCGGAGCTTACTGCATCATCAAAAAATCAGATGGCGAAGAAGTCCTCACAGTGATGACTCGAAAAGAAATCGAAGCATCCTGGAGCCAATCGAAGAACAAGAGCGTACAGAATAAGTTTCCGCAGGAGATGGCCAAGCGGACGGTCATCAACCGAGCGGCCAAGGCATTCATCAACACTAGCGATGACAGCGACGCACTTATCCAGGCGGTAAATGACACAACCGAAGAAGAATTCGAGAATGAGCAAGAGAGAGCTGTTCGCGACGTCACCGAGACGGTCGAGCGAGAAGCTAATCAAGTCCTTATCGAAACCAAACCGAAAGCCAATGCAAAAGCTAAGCCTAAGCCAGAGACAGAATCTGTTGAAGTTCCAGAGGACATCTCATTACCAGGCGAAATCATCCAAGCGGAAGAGATTGCTAATGAGATGGGCGATTTATTTGATGAAGGGCCGGGGTTCTAATGGTTGAAATCAAAACATTCGGCTCCAGCTCAAAGGGGAACTGCTACCTTCTAACCGAAGGTGGCAGCAGCCTCCTCATTGAGGCCGGGGTCAATCCATCCAAGCTCAAGATTCCATGGTCTCAAGTTGATGGAATCTTGCTGACACACGAGCACCAGGACCATGGGAAGTACATCAATCAAGTGCTCAAGCGTTGCTCTGCCAATGTGGCGAGCACAAAAGGGACGCTAGACGCTCTGAATGTGCCAGACCATAGACGGATAGAGCTCGATAATAACGATGAGACTTCATTCAACACAAAGAACAAGGCGTGTGCCTGGGAAATAGAGGTGTTTGACGTCGAGCACGACGCAGCAGACCCAGTCGGATTTGTCATCATAACGCCGATGGGAAAGGTCATCCTCTTTGCGACAGACACCTATTACATTCGATACAGATTCTCTTATATCAATATTGCTATGATTGAGTGCAATTATGACCTAGTCCGGTTAGAGCAACGATTTCAATTAGGTCATATCGACAAGCGACAATACTCTCGGATTCTGAGAAGTCACTTCGCTTTGGACCACGTCATCAAATTCTTCAACGCAAACGACTCTTGGCAGGGGGACCTGGAAGAAGTGCATCTGCTGCACTTATCCGACCGCAATTCGGATGCCGAGTATTTCCGACAAGAAATCGCCAAAGTAACAGGAGTGCCTGTGTATATAGCAGGGGAGGAGGAATAACATGGCAAGGCCAATCTAGGACGGAATCGACTATTTAGCTTTGATGTTGACTTTCTCA